AACAAAGGCTCATAAAACTGAAATTGTTCAACATCGCCAGTATCGCTAAGAATCTTTCTGGCTGCTCCTCGTGCAATATATTCAGCCATGTAACCGAATGGTATCGCCCCTTCTGTGAGTAAAAATGCTGCTGGTGTCAAATAAGCATCTAATTCAACAAGATATTGTCTATCAGGAGGACTTCTAAGAGTTATAACGTTGTTATTGAAAAAAACTGATCTTGGAAGACCACTCTGGAAGTAGTAGCATTGTGCATTGATATTTACACCAGCAGGAATAACAACAGGGAAATTAACGTTCACCTCACCAGTGAAGTAATTTACTGTATTGCTTGTTATGCTATAACCACCACCAAGAGGGGTATTTCCATTAGGCGCATTTCCTGGATTCATTAGCAGCCCATAGTTAACATTTCCAACTAGGAATTGCCCACTATCTGTCACTATCACATTTGCACCCGTAGCATCAGTAGTTGTTATAAAAACTGCTGCTTTTACACTTGTGGTAGGAACATCCGGGATAGAAGTAACCGAAGTAACTGTATCAGAAAGAGGAGGATCTACATTAGTGCCTAACGCAATAATACCTGTTATGTCGACATGACCTCTTAAAATAGCCTGTACAGGAGGATTTACAGGTGTTGAGTTAGACAAAATAGGCAAATTAAATGAATATGCTGAATTTATTCCATCTCCCACTTCTACAGCCTGTAAATTTTGAACAATATTTGGCCAAGTTCCAAAGAACTTATTCTTTTGTGTCTCAAAATATACCTGTACACCATTAATGTAAGCAGGTCCCATGAATCCTTGATAAACGGGAAATGATGCAATAACTTGATTACCAGGCTGCGTTTGTGGGTCATATAATGGCATGTTATATTGATCCACTCCAGGACTAGTTTGAAACGAATATTTAGTCTTCAAATCAAACAACTGCATCCGAGCATCGACATCCATAATCCAGAATCTATTGACATAATCAATCAACAAATTGTCTGTTATGACAGTATTTGAAGGACTCTTTATGATCCTACGGATATATGTAAGAATGTCGCTCAATAGATTCATTAGAATGCATTAGCTCCCATAAATATACTCTTACGGCTAGAAACAGGGATTGCATCCAAACGCTGCACAATAGAATCAACCGCCATTGCTCCATAATATTGACCCATTCCATCAGCACCAGTTGATGTATGCTGGTTCATAGTCAAACGATGGTAAAAAGCTCTCTTAATTTGCTCTGCAAGATATCTAGGGCCCCATAAAGGTTTATTGCAAGGTACTTTCCAATATTCAGCTGGCATTCCTGCAAATGGTTTTGTCCACAGTTCAATTGTCTCGCCAATGATTTCTTTATTTTCTGCTGTAAAGTTTACATATTCTTTTGCACGATTATATTCTTCACGATAGTCTTCATTGAATTTTTCTCTGCTTCCAATAGATTTAAAAGGTTTTAAATAATTGCTGTTATTCTTATCGATTTCGGTTTGAGACATTTTAGTTTGTGGTTCGACATCCAGCTTAGGTGCCATATTCATGCGATCTAAAGTCATACTTTGCACTTGTGAGTCAAATTCTTCGAACTGTTTTTCAACCTTATCTAGTTCTTGTTGTCCAGATGATGTTACATCAGGTTTTTTTGCCATGTTTTCCTCATTTTAATTTTTAATTACCTTATACACCTATTGTGGAGAAATGTCTATAAAACTTCCATTTATGAAGGTCTGTTGGTTAATCCTTCCTTGAGTATTTATAGCTCCTGTATTGACATCACCAATAGCCAAAATAGCAGGCTCTTGATTCGATGTTGCTGATATGTATGCATCAACGTTCTTTGAAGAATCTATTGAAACCTCCACAGAACTTGTTGTTGGGACTGATAACACATATCCAAATGATTCATTAAGTTGATAGCACCCAAATACAGACGGAATAATCAACCTAACCTGCTGTCCTATCACATAGTCATGATCAACAGACGTTGTAACCAAAGTTGTCACACCAAGAGTAATACCAGAAATAACAAAACGTCTTGGCTGATAAAATTGAGGCTCAATATCAACGTTTTGATACGGTGGGATAGGATAGGATATAACGCCACGAAAAGTTGTCATAATCACCAAATGGGAGAGGATTTTAACCCTCTCCCAAGTTACTGTAATAAATAATTTATTACAATTTCAAATTAAAATGGCAGTCCTAGATCGTGTAGCATCGCACGCCAGTAAATGACGTTTGTTGATACACCAACCATGTTAGCCGTTGTTAGTACTCTACCAGCACCTGAGCCAATGATAAATCCTTGTGAAGTGTTATTCACAAAGCTACCTTGAATTGCAGGTCCATTGATAGTGTTAAATCTAGTTGTACCAATTGGCACAAAATATGGAGGCGGATATAAAGCCGACCCAGCAGAGATTTGAACGCCACCAGTATTTACATCACCAACTGCTACAATCTGAGGATATGAGAGTCCAGGGACACTCGCCACAGTTTGGTTAGCATTGAATGCTGTAAAGGCAGCAGCAAATGGTGTTCTAACAAGAACTGAATTATAATCCGTTACTGAATCTACATATCCATAGATCGGTGATCCAGGAGTAGGAATATTAGGTAACGAATTTAATTCTACAGGTCCCCATTGAGAAGGAATTCTGAAAGCCACTTCCTGACCAGGCACAAAATTATGCGCATCAGTTGTGTCAACCAGAATCGACCCATTAGGAATCGTTGTACCATTAGGTGCTGTAATAGCACTAATAAAGGTAGTTCCAGGGAAATATAGATATGGATAAAGAACTTGCTTCCATGATCCAATGTTTCCTGTGCTTGTAGCACTGTTAAAAGCAGTATAATTTGAACCACTAGCATCCCAAGGTACGCTAAATGATGTTGTGCTCGTTACAGTTACAGTAAAAGGAATACCATTCATTTGTGGTAGACCAGTTGTAGATGTTTGGAACAAACCTTCAAATATAACTACATCACCGCTTTTTAAACCGTGTACTGTAGCAGTTGTTACTACAGCAGGATTAGCAGCAGTGATTGAAAAATCAGCAGAAGCTACTGAATTATGCTTATAAACAGGCCCATATTGAAGCATTTGCCCAGCAGTAAAAGTGCTAATACCACCACTTGAAACGGCATCATAAATGAGCGTTGGTGTGGCATTGTAACCTTCAATAACCGCTGTTCCTTGCCCCATAGGATATTGCCACTTACCAGATACTACGTTTTGAGAAGTAGCATTGGTATTTGCAAGTGTAAAGTTAAAAAACTCTACATAATCAGGAACAAACGGCAGATTAATAACCTGAGCTGAGCCAGAAGAAATAAAGCTTCCTCTTGCCATTTTTGAATATTCAGCCATACTATACCCCCAGGTTGCTTAAGCGTGTGCTCAAGAGGTTTCGGATCGCTGTATCTTGTGTCAAAGCCTGTGCTTGGGCAAATTTAACTGCCAAAGTAGCATTCTGTGCCAACATACCTGAATAATATGGATCACGATAAATCAGGTTCATGCTAAATCCATCCTGATTAATATGCGTGATCGCTTGCTTACCTACAACTGTGTTGTAGTAAACATCATTGAAGGTACCTGCGTTGTTTTGTACAGCATTTCTTGCAACTGGTGCTTCCGAACTTGTTAGGATACGGATATTGTAAACCGAACCCCATTCAGAAGGCAATGCAGATGCATTGGTAGGATAATTCCAGTTGTTTAAAACACCCTGGCCAACCAAAGCGTCAAAATCAGACTGAAGTTCAGTTGAACTCAGCATGAAATAAGACGAACGTATTGGGCCAGTTCCGAAACGATCCATACCTTCAATACCCGACATAAATTTGTAGGCATTGTTAGTATCTAAAGTAGTCGCTACAAGGCTAAAATCCGTCAAACCAAGGTTTGTAGGATTGAAACCGTTAGATCCACCACCTGCATTGATCTGCGACGCGGCAGATACAATGTAGTCACGGAGGATAAGATCTTCCAATCTGTTACTTTATGACCAACTAGTAAGTAAATCTTACATGTTGGCGGGCCAAATCTTCTCAGCTGGCCTCACTATGTTTCCATAGTGTTCAGAGTACCGCATCTTGGAAAGGCTATAAATCCATCATCTCTATGAACTTTGGGGAAACATTCATCACAAACGTGAATAGAAATGTTAACCTTATAAAATTTAGAACATGATTTACATTTTCTTTCCAAGTCTTCTCGCTTACTACGTTCAGGCTGAGTTGTCCATCCTAAGTTCTCATAACTTTTATTTGAACAAAATTTACAAATCATTTTACAACCATTCTGAAAATATAAAAGTTGTAATTCATCTTGTTCTTCATAATCTTTGTTACATTCAGAACATAAAATTTTCATATCTTGCCCCTTGTTGTCCGTCCACATTAAGCGGCGAGGAGTTCCAAGTCAATCAGAGAAGATTTATACAGGCCAAAAAGTCTAGCCTGTCTCATTGCAACAGCCAATCTTTCAGATACCCAAGCGAGCACGCCCTCTTGGTCTTGAAGAATGACTTGTTCGTTGATAATGCAACCAGTACCAAAGAAAGCCATTTGAGCATCAATGATATCTCTTTGTGGCACTTGTGCTGGAGGATCAATACCTGAGTTGCCCAATTGTACAGTGGGTGGTTGCAGTGCGCGTGGACGCATAAATCTGCATGTTGTGCCGCCATTGGCAGGCATGGAAACTTTATCACAAATAGTGATGTAGTTCATTGTGGGGGTAGGAACATAGAGCATAGCAGGCGCAAGCGACTGCAAGATCATAGGACCTAAGTTACCCGTGGTCGTAATAGACATGTTAATCCTGTGTGAGGATTAATATTGCATGTGATCCGTAGACGAGCGTATTACGTCTGTTCTCTTTCATGCTGGATGATAGTTGCGAAGCTATCTTACGCGAATGTCCATAACGCAGGACTGGCGAAATTTAACTATATCAAATTTTAAATAATATTCAATAGATTATTTCCAAATCATTATATCTTGAGATCTTCTCTTTCGAGCTTCGAATATATCTCTTTGCACTTGGCTCTGATTTTCTTCTGGCGATAGGAATGTCTTTACTATAGTTTCAGGGCTTGGAAAAGAAAACAAAATATCAGAGCAAGTCTTGCAAAATTTATAGACGACTCCATTATGTATTATAACGGAGCCGTCTTTAATGCTTTCATTGCATTTGCTACACTGAGGCATTCATTTATTTTTGTGAGCCTTTTTTTCTTTATGCTCTTCTTTTGAACTACCTTTGTGATTCATCATTTTCTTTTCTTCATGATGCTTTTCTTTTTCTTGTTCTTTCTTTTTAGGCATAAATTCTCCTAAATCTTAAATCCTTAATGTTTTTTTGAGCTTTTGCATATTTTCATAACCACTCTTTTGTCCTGACTCGCTAAAGTCTCCTTGAGAAGTGTATGGGGAAGCACCTACTCCACTAGGCTGATAATATGGACTTTTTCGATTTGCATCAACTTTTTCTTGAATACTTGGTGATTTGACTTCTGGTTTGTGAATACCTAATGCTTTGATGTTCTTGTATACCAATTTTTGCCTTTCAAAGCCCTCTGGCATCTCTAGAATGCTTTCTGCAAGCTCTGGGTCTTTTTGAGCAAATTTTTCAGCATGTTGTAAAACTTCATAGAAATCAGGATTATTCTTTAACCAGTTTTGTCGACGTTCTTCAGTCAAAGCTTGCTGTACGGCCTGCTTTATCTCTGTTTGCGTTTGAACCTTTGTTTGTTCACCAAACTTATTTAACTTTTTTTGAAGGTTTTTGTGGTCTACATATGGTTCTGAGTCATCATCATCGTCATTGCTATTTTTCTTTGATTGTGATTCTAAAACCATCTTTTCAGCTTCTAATCTAGCATTACGCTCTTGCTCTAACTGACGTTGGTATTTCTGCTCAAGAGCTCGGAAATTTAACTCTTTATCGCTAGGTTTTGCTTGTTCTGCTTGATTTTCTTGTGTCGATAGTGTCATATATTATCCTTTTACCCGTGACGCAGGGTTGCGGTTGGATTTATCTCCATTAAACTTTAAACTATATTTAAAGGCAATACTACTGATGAAAAACCCTTTTTCTCCTACCGGAGATCAACATATTCAATTCGTAATATTTGAACAAATAACAAATGCAATCAACAACTGGATGTTGAACACATATCCGAAATTCGACACAGGACTTTTGGATAAGATAAACCAACTTGAAAAAATGCAAAATGAATTCAAATTAGTTATAAACGATCATCAGAGAGACACAAGAAATTTGAAAAAGAAAGAGGTGGAAGAATTTTGCGAAGAAATAAAAAGATTCTTGTCTAAAAACTATCCAGATATAAGTAGTACCCTGACTGATTTATCAAAATCTATTGATAGACGTTCAAAATCACGACAAAAAAAAGATGAAGAAATGGATGAAAAACTTAAGAAGTTTACAGTCTACGAGTCTCTCTGCGAAGATGTCTACAAAATGAGAGATGAATATAAAGAAGTCAAAAAGTTCATGAATGAATTCCAGAAAAAGATTAAAAAGGCTTTTGAAATATGAAAATAAACCGACTTGAAACAAAGGCAATATATGAGTAGGTATTTAATTGTTTGTGACTCTGCTGAATATTTTGTTATTGCCGATGATGTTAATTGGGATGGGAATGGTCTTAAATTCTTTAGAAAAGATGAAATAACCGCATATTTTGCAAGATGGGATTTGTGGATTAACTTAGGTGTTGTAAATGAAAATCAATAGACTTGAAACACACGATAGATTATTGCATTTGATCAAAGATCAGTCCAAGGCAGTAGCCGAGGGTGCACAAGATTGTTTGAAGAAGAATCCTACTTCACTGGCTTTGCAATCAAAATCTCCTTACATTTATATTTATGGCCACGCTAGAACCGCTGAAGATGGTGTTAATAAGAAACTGTTTTGGCAAGCTAGGCTAGAAAAGCCTGCACCTGAATCAAACTCATACCTATTCAGAGCACAGTCTAACACAGATCTTCTTGAGACTTGTTGGATACTTCCACCCCATGAAACATGGGATCAATATAAAAAGGATAACATTGTTGCTAGTGAAGTGGTCACCTGGTCTATACAACAATACAAGACTAAAAAAGCAGAAATGGCAAAGCCTTTCCATGATGATATGAGCAAGGAACAGATCAAGCGTATATATTTAGAGATTGCTACAGAAATGGAACAGGATCATAGAATGAAAAAGATGTATGTTAAGCAAGAGACTTTGGAGCCTTACCAGTCTGTTTAGATGATGTTGAACTAAAATTCATTGAATCTTCACGCATACTGCCTACTTTTTGCTTAACACCAGTACCATAGTAATCACCCATTCCCTGTTTTACATGCATGCAATGAGATTCTACACTTTTAGTCTTATTGCTATTCTGTTGATTAGACATGCCTGGTTTCATTCCGTACATATTATCCTAAATCATCATCTTGCAATGTGTTATGTCTTGTCATAGGCATAACATCAGCATATTGTTTTGGATTTCCTGAATGACCTACTGGCTGTCTAAGACCTACACCATAATGTGTGCCAGCATTTACAAAATTAGACGACCTCTGATCATATTGTGGGCATCTGAAATCCCATTGAACACCAACACCATCTACTGGCTTATCCTTTGGATTCTGTTCTTTTATACGATCAGGATCAGCAAATTTAGACTTTCCTGATTTCTCAGTTGTTCTATTTTTTGCAGCTGCTGTATTGTTATAAGATTCAACAGTCTTAGTATTTTTCATAAATCTCCTTTAAGATGGGGCTTGAAACTACTGTTTCTTAGTGCGCAGCCCCGGCACAAAATTAATTTCTCCATTCAGGAAGTCTGCCTTGATGGCCTTTAACTTTCTTTACGGCATCTACTTGTGACTTACGAATCGCCTCAGTTGTATCTTCATACTTAGGCAAATTTCCTGCGCCTTCAGCAGAACTTTCCATCTTTACTTTATGTGGACCATCTGGAAATACTGAACCTTTGCTAGCGCCTCCCATCCACGATTTATGGTCGTCAATTTTCTGGCCGCCTGAAGGAAAAGAAGATCCTTTTTTCTGACTGTCTACCATATATACCCCTATGAGCCATTTAGGCTCGGTTATTTTCTTTATCCCTTTATAACATCACATCTATATAATTCCAAGAATCTTTACATCATTTGTTCTTGCTGAGGATTCTGTTGTTGAGGCTGTTGCTCTTGATTGGGCATTTGACCCATAATCTCAGCTAAGAACTTATTAGCTCCGGTTCTTCTCTCGACATCACGCTTCTCGATTTCTTCTTCCATTTGCATTTTTCGCTCATCAATATCTAGCTGCATTTCTTTATGCGCAGTCTCAATCTCTCCAAAACGTGATATGTTTTCTAACAATGACGTTAATGCAGCTTGTTTCTCTTTAAGTGACATCGCCCTATTTCTTTCAATCATGCTCAAACGCTCTTCATATAGTCCTAGATTACTTTCAGAGCGTGAATGATCCTCACGAGCACGAGCAATATTAGCAGTAGCTTTGCTATACAATTCTTTGATCTTGGCATCTTCAAGCATATGCTGAACATTTTCCATTTCCTGCTGCTTATGTGATGCTTGTTCTTCCTGTTGCTGCAAGAATTGAAGTATCTCTGCTTTACCTTGAATATTCATATCTTTGATAATCATGCTCGCCGGCAATACTTCTCGTCCAAATGTGGTATTGATATCAAGCATCTGCTGTGCTTGCAAGTTCTTCTGAGTAGCTGTCAAAAGACCTTCTTCAACAACAGTCTGATATTTTGCAAAAATACGAGAAAAGAAATGAGGTGAAGGCTCTTCGCCTATCATAAGTCCAACTTTTTCAGCTTTCCAATTATTAAGAGCAATCTGCAAAAGACGCTCTCCAACTAGTTTAAGACTATAATCCCACTGATCAAAGTACTTCTGGAATGGTAATAGATTAGATGCTTGTTTAATCAACAAAGTAAGGCTAGAAACTTGTTTATCTTGCTGTCCAGACCAGTTTTCAAGGTCTATACCACTGGTTTTGAAAATCAAATCTGCCATTTGTTGCGCTAATGCTAAATCAGACTCCGGAACTGCGCTAGGAATGATCTTTTCAACGTCTGTCATTTCATAACCTTCATTGATTATGACATCCCATCCTTGTCCAGATTTCTTTAGATTATCTTCATTAGCTACAGCACCAATCTTACGTTTCCATCCCGCATTGATGGTAGCTGCTGCAATATCGTTATTTTGTATGACTTTATAATTGAATAAGAATTGAGGAGATCTCATTGGGAATATCAATGATCTAGAGCGCAATTCAAATTGATTAATGTGTGGGTCATAGTTCCAAAAGTTAGGCACAAATGGGCATTCAGGGCCATCCCAGAGTGGATTTTCACCTTGAAACATCAATTGATCATTCAGAACAACAGCTACTTTCCAGCATGGTGTCTGCACTGTGACAACTTCCATATCATCAATGCCATATAGAATCTGTTCTAGTTGTCCATCTCCTCCAGCAAAATCAAAAAATTGATTTCTCTTTCGGCTATAAAGACGTTTCTTTTTCTTACTCCATTTGTACCATACATAAGAGAGCACCAACAAATCATTATTCGACATGTTGTGATTCTCAGGCAGGAAATAAAACCTACCGAATCTCTGAGGACTTCCAGACATTGGTCTTATTGCATTGGCTTGTTCACCAAAACGCGCTTCGGCAGATGCCTTATCAATATATTCTTGACACCATACAAAACGAGCATCACTCATATCTGGATTTCTAAAATAAGGATCAACGATAAAGCTGTTATATTCCCATATCTTAAGTTTTAACGATCCTTGAGCAGGATCATCACCAGTGTAATCGAGATACGGTTGTATTAGGTTCATCCCTGCAACAGCTGACAACTCGCATGACTTAGAGTACTGTTCATGTATGCCTTCTTTCTGGCATGCATTCATTATCAGTCTTGTATATTGGTCTGTCGTTTGTGGATCGGCGCCATCTGCTGCCTGATATATGATAGATTTACGATGCTGTCTTTGGTAACCTGTAACCATATTCACAGGCTGCTGAACAAGATTAAAATAATAGCTTTGGGCTGTGAACCCAGGCGAGAAATTTAACGATGAATTTATGAAAGATTGATTGCCAGCATAGAACAAAGTATCTATGTTTGCTTGATTCCAGCGTGCTTGTTCAATCGGTTGAAATTTAGTGTAGAGATTATCGAGCCAATGTCTAATATTACCCTGGTTGGGCTCTAAGGTAGAATTCCAGGGTGCGATAATGGAAGAAATAGCAACCTCAATATGTATGAATTGTTTGAGATCACATTATCACTAAACATTTTATTATTGCAATAGGTTAGAATCTCCTTGTTGGATCATATTTATTTCGATTGTATTCATTTGGGTTGTGGGCATAGGGATTGTAAACAGCTACTTTATGTGTTGCTATTGCATAGCGTAATGCATCAATAGCATGATCCCCTTTCTTTATGGGCTCATCTAGACCTTGTTTAGCTTTCTTGCTATCCCATACATAGTTTTGTATTTCTCTAATGAGATTCTTACAGTCTTTCAACACATAGAGATTACCTTTGGCCATCTCATTGGTCATCATTTCAATGCCATTATAGACATCATTATTAGCATCGATGACATGCATTCCTTTGCGTCTAAGTTCAAGCTTCATTGCAGCAGCACTAGGATCAATGTAAATACCTTTTAGAGAGTACGGCTCTAAGAACTCATAAACATCATCAGCAAGTTCGCTATTGAGTTTCTGCCTCCCCTGCTTATGGCAATCCCAATAATATTCTTTCTCAACCCACATACGCTTACCACGCTGATCTCTCACTCCTGAATAGACTCCAATGAGAACACATGCAAAAGCGTTTGATACGCCATAGTCAATAGATGCTATCCAATATTCTGCTGGTGCGGGAGGCTTATCAAGCACATGTATTTTTGTATCAAAAAAGTCAAATATTGCTCCTTCAGCAAGACACCACAAGCCAAGGTAATTACGCTTATAGAATAGACCAGAAGTGTTGTTTTTAAGTCTTTGCTTATATGCCTCATCAACATAAGGATTGTCATCAAGAGTGAAATGTAAACCATAGTAATTGGGATCTCCTTCGGCACCTAAGTCAATCCATTTCTTAACGATATGATCAGGATATGTTGGATTCATCGAGGCATAACCCTTACTCCAGGGATTGCTAAGACGGCTATCTATCATCTCAATAATAGATTGCGGATAGAGTGTGATCTCATCACAATACACCAAAGACATTGTCTTACCTTGAAAGTTGCCTATGGCACCTTCATCAGCGGCTCCATAAGCCTTTATCTTCTTACCTCTAAAAGTGAGTATCCTATTACCAGGTGACCAAGAACAAAAAGGACGATAAATAGCAAATTGAGGGCTATCGAATAATAGTTTGATGGCATTTTCATAAATTGTTGTTGAGCTATGTCCCACCATATATATGTCACTGTCAGGGCATTTGTTTACTTCGTGCATGAATGCAAAGAGGGTGCCGACTGTTTTTCCTGTTCTGACAGCTCCATGTGCAAGATTCCACTTCTTTGTGGCTTCCAAAGTAAATTGTAGTTGTTTTGGTGACAAAGGATCAGGCATAAGAATTGTTTATCATTAACAGGGAAAATTTTCAATGGGAAATGCAGCAAGATGCAGGCTTTGTGAATATGTTTTATATCCAATGGATGATGAGATATTCACTTGCAAATGTGGTGAAGTTACTCTAGACGGCATTATAAAAAAGGTTAAATGCCAAAAGAGCGTTAGGAACTACATTGAAATTGATGATAAAGGTAATGAAATCGTTGATGATAAAGATGTGAAGATAGAAGCAGAAAAGCCTGACAAAGAATCTCAATTGAATATGTTAGATGAAATGATAAAGAGTTTTGAGAATCTGCCCCCATATGCTATGCAAGGGCCTATTAATCACTATGACTTCACATCAGCTTTGCTATTGCTATCATCAATTTTACGTGAGTCTTGAGCCTTAGTAAGTTGCTCCATATATGAATCAAATTTAGCTTGTGCTTCTGCTGTAACAACTTGTTCGTCTTTCTCACGCTGGTTTAGGCGTGTTTTCCCAAGCCATATTAAGAGTGTATTGTCGCCCTTTTCTGAATCACCTATAGCCTTGTCATATTGTGCTTTACGTAATTTAGCTTCGCCCTTTTGTTTGTAAATCTGGGAGTAAACTGAATAAAGTAAACCTGATTCTTTTGCAACTCTATCGTAAAGAGTTTCTGGATGTACTCCAAAATGCCCAGCTATCTCAGTTCCAAGACAGCCAGCCTCTAAGAGCTCGTTTACAATCTCTAAGCTTATAGATTTTTCAGGTCTACCTCGTTCCATTAATCACCTAAATTTAAATATTTAAGTAAGATATAGCCTAAGTGAGTATTTTTGTGAAGATGAATTGGCCTCTAATGTGCATTTAGCATATGGGGTCAATCATGAAAAAGAAAAGTCTCGTGATTAGTGAAAGGATGCTAAACAGTGCTAAAGAGATGCTTGAAACATATGGAATATTGTCTCCATATATGCTTCGAAGAAAGCTTTGGATAGAATATGACTTAGCAGAGTTGATCTACCATGAACTTGTAAAGCCAATCAAGATTATCGATCCTGATAAGTGCCATATATATCACTCCCCTACAATTAAGTTTTGGAAGTCTAGGCAGGATTGGATTATTTAATTTGGCAATCCTTACATTCGCATCGTTTTTCGCCTTCTTCATAAAGACGTATATATCCATACCAAGAAAATTCAATGCATCCAGCTTTTTCTTTGACGAGTTGCTCAAAAGTTTTTATGGGCGGTTCAGATTTTTCGCAGTCATTAGTCATAATCCAAAAAAATCCCTATATGCTTGAAAGAAATTTAGGAATAATTCAGTTTCTGTCATGTTTGGATGCTTAAATCTATATATGAATTGGGGAAATGAAAGGATTAGTAATATTAAATAAAATAACCATTTTCTTAAATGGACTATCGACTTTTGGCAATCATTGGTCATTTTTTTCACAATTTGTACATTTGATGGTTAAAATATAGTTATATACTTCCCAGATGTCGGCGTCTGTCAGGAGTGACACTACTATCATTTGTGGGTTTAGCTGGAACATAGATTTGCATTTGAAGCAATAAATGATTAATTCACAAGTTCCTTCGTTTTCGCAATCATTGGTCATTTAGGAATCTCCGGAGCTGGCATCCAATATATTATTTCTTCTTCTTTGGTTTCATATTCATCATTAGATTCAAAGAATCCCGGTTGCCCATATGTACCATCCTCAAGCCATCTCACTACATCCGGCATTTCGCATAATTCAGTCACAACAAGAATGGGAATATCTTTTCGAGGAGGTGTCAATTTGGCATAAATCCAATCATTGGTCATGGTTTTCCATCCTTCGATCATATTCCTCAATTTCTAATGTTGAGATCTTTATCGCAAATGTATTGTTATAGGGATGATATGAAAACATGGGTTGAGAAAAAGCATGTGTATCTTTATACATGGAAATAAATCCTGAAAGTGACAGGGAAGCCATTTTAATCATTTCCATTAATTTGGGATCATCGCATGCTAGCGTAACTTTT